CAGCGACGTTGCGGTTATGATCTCGTCGAAAGTGACAGTAAGAGTAGTAGCGCTGGCTCGAATGACCTTCAAGTTGGTAGCAGCCCCTATTGTTGCTGACGTTCCTGAGGAACTAGCTACAGTACAGGTGCCAGTAGTGGTAATATTGCAGGTTCCTGTAACGACGATGCCAGCGCCAGCCGCGATCGTCACTCCGGTTACGCCGCTGCCAACGCCTCCGGTTATTTGCGTACAGGTCCAGCGATTGGAACCTCCTGACACACAGGACGCGGTGGCATAAGCAGCTGTGAGTGCGGGGAACGTCGTACCACCGTTGATGGTGTCGCCACCCGCACGCTGTAGCGTGATGGTGTTAGTGCCGGTAACAACTCCCGCTATGTCAGTTATGAGTAAAACCTGCCCCGCGTTGACCGACCCTGCTAGGGGCAGCGTATCGGTACGCGCAGCTGTGAGCGCGGTGTGGTATACGACGCGGTCAGTTGCGACCATCGTATAGTTGGAGTCGGCAGTGGGGGTAGCCGCGTCGATGTTCAAGCCGACTGAGGAACGCGCCGTAGGTGCTGAGGTTTGCCCGGTGCCACCATTGGACAGCGGTAACGCACCCACCGTGATATTGGCTGCGTTGGTAGTGTCGGTGGTAGCGGACGGCGCGAACGCTATGCCATTCGTCGCCGTGCACGTGATCACGCCAGCATTCGTAATAGTGCAATCCCGCGACATCGTCGCCATTGATGGTGGCGATCCGGTGACACCGAGCAATAGCTGCCCATTGATTCCAACATTGGCCTCACCGGGAAAACCTGATGCATTGAACAGCACGCCATTGTTCGCGCCGGTCAGGCCGCCGGCCGCAGTGTCAGGTAATGCCTTGATGATATAGTCGGTGGTGATTGAGGGTTGAACAATCGAGAATGGCGTGGATGCGCCTCCTTGCGCATTACCGCTGAATGAGCTTCCCGCCTGGGACGAAAACGACGATGATGATGACGATATAGAGATGCCAGTCGATGAACATAGTCCGATGATGGCACCCGTCCCCACTCCACACACAGTGGAGCCGGTGATATTGCCGGTGGTGCTAGAAGTAGAAGTGGTAGTTGTGATGCCGCCGTTCGTAATCGTGCCAGAAGGCGTATAAGGCGCCATATTTGTTGTAGTCAACGACTGACCACCAGTAGCGCCACCAATTGAATTGATAGAATCGGGGTTAGAACCGTAATACGTCTGGCTCACATGACCAGCAATGCTGGACAACATGTTGTCGCGGCCAGGGGCCACCCGCCCCCGCAAGTCGGGCACGTTGAAAGTCGCGGAACCGTCACCATTGCCCCACGGGAATATTACCGCGGAGGTCGTCACGGTAGCGGTGGCGTTGTTGGTCATAGTCAACGTGCCCGACACCTTGGAAAGCACCGTGGTGCCGGCTGCGAAACAGGAAGCTTCGATCGGGGCGCCGGTCGGCGTAGCGTCGGACACGGTGGTGGGCACCGTGATTGTGGCTACACCGCTCTGACACACGATTGACTGCTGAAATGTTATTGCGGTAAACAATTGAGAATAAGTCACACGGGAAACAGCTTGTCCCGCAGTATATAGATAGTTGGTTGGAAGAAATGTTGCGGACCAGGGAAGAATGGTTCCTACCGGAACGCCGGCACTGAACGTTGTTCCGATCCCTGAAGTTGTTGATGAGCCGACACTAGAAGTGACAGCATCCCAAATTACAATATTGTTTTGATCGGTTACGATCTGGCGGTATGAACCATCTCCAAAGGTGCCGTTAGGCTGAGAAGATCCGTTCTGAGGATATCCTCCTGAATTAAGCAACACCGGATTTGGGTTTTGGGTCAATATACTCTCGACAGACGAACTCCATGTATTCTTTGGAACGAGCGTGCCGGGAACGTAATAGGAAACACTTCCGCCGGAGACTGGGGCGCCCTGCGCGTTGAAATATTGCTGCAGACCATTGGGCAGCAGCGTTGCGGTCTGGCCAAGCGCCTGTGTGGCAATAAGAGTGCCGAAGAGTGCGCCCCACAGCGTTTGCTTTATTCGTCTGAACATCTATAACATCCTAATGATTTGGCTGTACGCGAACATAGCACTACTAGTTCTTGATGGCATCCATCAAGGTCTCGTTGGTCGATTCGGCCCGAATATCATTACTGGATATCGCAGGTATCGTGCTGGCTTTGAACCTGATTTCATTGGGCTGGCACATTCCGCCTGGCCACCGCAGTCCCCGGTCCTGAGATTGCTCCCGCCAAAAGGTTTCCGGCCCCTTGCGCTTTCCCATAGTTCAGCGCCTGTCGCGCTCCCTCATTCTGCACAGCGTGCAACAGAGCGATAGATCGCGGGCTGTTCGGCAGTGTGAGGATGCGCGCCAGTTGCTCATTTGCAGCGGAGTGAGCCGCCGTCCGCTGTGAATTGATCATGCCTGCCAACGAGAACTGATCCCGGATCGATGGTGGCACCCATGTCGCGGGCTTCTGGAGGTCAAGACCATATTCGCGCGCCGGCTCTGGCATGAGCATGTTCTTCCGTTCCGCGCGGCTGACATTGGATGCGCCCGTGGCGTTGTTGCCGAGCACGTCCATGGCCTTTTCGCTATGGCCCTTTTCCTGCTTGAGCGCGTTGATCAGGTCTTCGGCATCGCGGCTGTTGCCCATCATCAAGCGGATTTTCTCCTGATTGTTCGGCGCCAGCATGAGGGTGCGCAATCTCGTATCCCCGGTCTCGGTCGCGCCCAGCGCCTCCTGAGCCGCGGCACGCAGCCCCTGCCGGCGCGCAACCATCTCGGGTGCCGAAAGCGTCTGGATCTCATGACGAAGTTCGTCGACCGTGGTTCCTGATCGGCCGCCCAAGAAAGTGTCACGCCCCGCCGCTTGCTGATCGAGCAATGCACTCTTGTCCGCGAAAGCCGATCTGGCCTGCTGCCAGACCTTGCCAGCCGGCGTCTTCTCGATTTCACCGATCATATCCTGTTTCAGGCCGACGAGGACCCGCGCCAGCGGGCCGCCTCCCTCCTTGTTGTAGGCTTGGTTGATCCGGCGATCGAGCGCCTGTTTGACGTAATCCCAGCTCTGCGTCGTCGGAAAATCCTTGCGCGGTCCAGTCGTAAAGAAGTTCTGGTTGATCGGCTCGCCAGATATCCCGGCGAGCTCCTTGGCAGGTCCGAACACCTTTGCGGCTTGCAACCGCGGGATCAGATTCTTGATTTCCTGCGTCGGCTGGACCTGCATATTCCGCCACTGCTCATAAAGCGGGTCCGCCGCGGCCTTGCGCGCCTGCGTGGTCATCTGGGCGAGTTGGACCTGATCCAGCTTCGGACCAAGCGCTTTGGTCAGCGCATTCTCGATCCGGCCGCCCTGCGCATCGGCCCGCGCCTGGTAGGCCTGCCGTACGATCGGCTTGCCGGTCCCGGGCGTGACTGCGGTCGCGCCGGCAAGATCGGTCAGGCCCTGGTTAAGATCGCCGACGAAACCGTGCGGTCCGACCCGATCGCTCGCAGCCGCCAGCGTCGCCAGGCTTTCCCCAGATACCGCATTGATAAGCCTATTGATATTGATCGGGTCTACCGCTGCCAGTGCGCCTTGCCGCGGCCACAGGTAATTCGCAGCCGCACCTCCGAGTTTTGCAGCACCTTCGCCGAGGGCCGGACCCACTGCACCTCCTGCCGCGCCTACCCCTGCTCCTACCAGCGGGCTATCGCCCCTGAGCGCCGCGTCCGTGCCTCCGATCGCACCTTGCCCAGCCGCGCCTCCCAACATGCGCCATGCGAGCGACGGCCCGCGCAGCCCCATGGCGACGGCTCCAGGCCCGGTCATAGCCATTGGGATGGCAGAACCCGCCGCGCCGACCATATTGGCGGCCATCGAACCTTTTGGGTTATCCACAGCGAAATTATGGGATACGCCCCGGATCTGATCCAGAGCATTGCCGTACCGTTCACCAAACGATGCGCCGTATCCCTGATCACCCGTAACCGTATCGCCAGCGGCCTTGGAAAACGCCGCGAGCCTGTTCTCAAGCGGGTATAGGATTGGAACTCCCGCCGCCACCTGATCGATGTATCCAGCAGCCTTCTTGACTGCCTCAGGAGCCTTATCAATCATGCTCTTGCGGACAGCGAGATGGGTTGTCGGAGGCGGCTTATCATCGGGATGATCTTTGATCCCCAAGGCATCCAGTGCGCGGCCGAACTCTGCCGGCGTGGCCTTGCCGCCAGTATCGGAAGGCTGCTCGGCAGCATCCCCCCAATCTATTCCGAGCGCTGATGTATCGGCCATCAGTACTTGACCATCTTGTTGTCGATCGCGAATTCAATCCGCCGCTTGAGCTCGCGGCGTTCATCCGGATTGTCGATCTTGTTGTAATAGTCCTGCCGTTCCGCCGGCGTCATATACTTGAACTGAAACACGCGCGGATCGAAGTTCGCATTGAAGCTCTCGGCGAACTGCGGATAGGTCTGCGGCCCGTTGCCGGCCTTCTGCCAATCGTTCCACGCCTTGGTTTTGGCTTGGATCGCATCCTGATTGCCCTTGAGCAGGCTCAATATGTTCTTTGTGCCCACTGCGGACATCAATTCGCTGGGAGAGGTATGCGATGCGCTTTCCAACTTCGAATCGGTTCCGGTCCCGCCCAACGCCTTGAACTGCGACTGCACAAGATTGTAGATGTTCTTGTTGAAGCTCTCCTGATCCGCAACGCTCTCTGGATCGAACGCCGCTCCCTTTTCCTTCAGGGACTGCGGAATGGGAAGGTTCGCAATCGCAAACGATTTCGCGATCCGCTTGTAATCGGCCAACGGTCCCTGAGTGAAGTTCTTCGATTCCTTCTCGAGGTTTCCGATGATCGCCTTCGTGGCTGGCGCCTCGTTGTTTGCCGTCTGAAGATCGCCTGCCAGTTCCGCTGATTTTCTGGCTGTAACCTCGGTTGCCGCCGAATAGCCCGGCGGCGGCTCGACCGCTCCGCCCCGCGGCACTCCATAGGTCGTCCCATCCCCCGGCTGCGCAAGCTTGACCGGCTTGCCTTCCGATGTAGCCTGCCCCGGATAGCCGACTATACGTTTCGTGATGTCGGGCTGCTGGACGTTCGGATACTGCACGTCCGAGCCCGTGCTCGGGGGCTGCGTGCCGCGGAACTCGGGTTGGTTGTTCCGCCCGGGCTGGACCGTGCCGGGAGGTATTTCATGCTGCACGGTCCGGCCGATCGCAGGATTCATCGGCGTTCCCGTTCCGGCCGTCACTGTGCGCTGACCGGTATCCACGTTTTCCGCTCCGGGAAGGTGAATTCTCAATGCTTCCTGCGAGGTCTGGGCCTGCGTGGCCTGTCGCTGCGCTATCGACCTGACCTGATCCGGAGGCAAAAGGTTGCCCTTAGCGTCGTAGTATTCCTTCTGCGCCGCGGCAATCTGGGGAATACCAAGTCCGACCTTGGCCGCGCCGTTGTTGGGGTTGGCGAGATAGCCAAACCCCTTCATGACGCCGTCTTTGGTCGGATTTTCGATGATGTAGGAGGCCGCCTTTCCGATATGCTCCAACCTCGTATTGAAATTCTGTAGACCTTGCGCATCGGCCGCATAGCCGGCCTGGCGCAGCCGTTCCACAGCGCTCAATGCTTCAGGAGCCTGCAATGCGCCGGCCGGCGTGCGCTGGAGAACTTGCGCCAATGCGCTGCGATCAATCGATCCATCGGGCTGGATTGCCTGCTGCAGCCCCTTCGCGAGCTCGCCCTGTCCCAAGACCTGATTTGTCTTTAGGATCTGGTCAAGCGGATCCCGCGCCACATCGGATGGCTTCAGATACGACGATGTGTCGGATGTCATGCCGCTGCCCATGTCAGCCATCATCCAACCCCATAGTCAGCTGATGTCAGACCGGGAAGCGGATTATTTGGATTACCGCCATAGGAGTCGGTGAAGGCGTTGCCACCTCCATACGCAGGTCCGGAAGGTTGAGAATAAACCCCGCCCGTGGTATTCCCGCTCAATAATTGATTGAGCGCCAGTGAACTCGGCAGCGCCGTATTGCTGATGGCTGCGCCCGTGGCATTGGCGGCCGATGCCTGAGCATTTCCTTGATATCCCAGAGCCCCAGAAACCGCATTGGCAGTGCTGGTTCCGACACCCGCCAAGGCGCCACCAGCCTGCACGCCGCTATTGATAAAGTTCTGCCCGGCTCCGGCCTGGGCATTGAATTGGTTAGTGAGCGCGCCAGCCTGACTCGAATATTGGTTCTGCAGGGCTTGAACCACACTCTGCCATGTCGTCCCAGCGAGCCCCTCGGCGTAATTGGCTGCACCCTTGGCTACGGCCCCGCCCGAACCACCGAGGCCTCTAGCCGCAAGCTGGTTGTTCGATGCGCGCAATCCCTGATCGAGCGAGAACTGATAGCCTGGAGTGGATTCCAGCGCGGCGTTCTGATTCGGTCCCGGAGTGGTGAGGGCCGTGAGGGCCGCCAATGGCCCAGACTGGCCGCTGTTTAGCGCCGTGAGGGCCGCCAATGGCCCAGACTGGCCGCTCAGGAGTGCCTGTTGCGCAGGAATTTGGCTACCGCCGCCATATATGAATGGGCTCAGGATGTTCTGATTGTTGGCATACATCGATTGTTGGTTTTGGATCGCGGCATTCGCTGCCTGCGTCTGGGCATTCGCTGCGGTCTGCGCGCCATAAATCGAGGCTCCCGCCCCGAGCGCGCCGGCTCCCAAAACAGCGACCGCAACCATGCCTATTTTCCGATCCACTGAGAAAAGTAGTCATCGCTCGGGGAAAAGCCCAGTTTTGGGAGCAATTTGTCGAGCCCGAGCGGTTTACCATGCTTTAAACCGCAGTTCCATAGGCTTACCCCGCGCCGCTCAAGTTCGCGCCGGACGGCCCGGAAGAGCGGAAATGCAAGCCCGCGGTCGCGAACCTCGGGCAAAATCCAGACGATATCCTGCGTTCCCGTCAGCGTGGCCGAATAATGGAACCCGGGAGCAACGAACGTGATCTGGTAGCCGACTATCTTGCCGTTCCATCGGATGGTTGCCAGGAACAACGATCCATTGCGCTCGCGCTCGAAATAAACCTCGGCCTGTGGCGAAAGCGGCATCCGGTCTTGGAAGAGCGCAAGCTCGGCATGGTGGCGAACGAACAGCGGTTGAAGCTCTTCCCAGCAGGCGATAATCGGCTCAATCTGGGCTGTAATCACGCCACTGAATCCCCTTGGCCGATAGCATCTGCTTGGCGATGTCCGGCTCCCCGCCGGTCGCGTTACAGTCGATGAAATGGCCGCCGATGCCAGCGTGGTAGACCTTGTGCCGATCCCAATCCGAGAACGAAATCTGAAGCTCCCCCTCGGGATGGAGAATGTAACCGTCCACGAGCAAGACGTAGCTGATGCGAACGCGGTCGGTCATTAATCAATCCTGACGTCGATTATCAGCGTGATCCGATCGTCCGCCGAATTGTTGACGATATCGTGCTCGATCTTGTTGTTAAACCACCAAAGTTCGCCACTGAGCGGCGATACCTTTTCATGTCCGCACCGAAATGTCACGCCCGGAAGGCTTTGTAGGCAGAGGTGATATCGATCGAACCACGCATTATACTCGCCTTCGTCCGCGTGCGGCAGGATGCGCTTTCCCGGTTCCAATCTGGTCACCAGCACTCGCCCGAGTTCCGAGCCGCCAACGAGGCTCATGATCTGCAATGCCATCGGCTTGGCCCCAAGAGCGGCCATGGCGGGTCTATCCGTGTTGGGATGTATGTCGTGGATATTGCCGGCGCCGAAACGGAGGATGATGTCCGATGCCTGCGCATGGGGAGAGTGCTCGAACAAGGTCCGCATCTTGTCCGCGTTCCACAAATCCGGCCGGCGCGCGATCGACGCCAGCAGCGGCGCGACCGCGATGTTTTGGGCGAGGCGGTAGAAGTTAAGCACTTGGAAGCCTTATTTTCAGAGCATCTCCGATCCTGAAGTCGGGCCATCCGTGACGGCGTAATCATTCGGAAGCCTGATTTTAGCGTTGTTCCGAACTGGCCATTGTTCACCTTTCATAAAGGCGATGAATGCGTTGCGATCATTCAAGCTCTCTATGAAACTATCGTTAGCTCGCTTGAACATTGCTGCGCAGATCTGCCCAAGAGGAGATTTGGCGAACGTTTCATTACGCGCGATTTCGTCAGGGGTGGGGATATATTCCCACAGCCTAAACGTGATATCGCCAACATTGAACTCATCATGGATCATATCGATGTCCCAAATCAGCAACCCAGCTTCCACGAACGCATTGCGCAGTTCTTCGAATGCCTCTTCATGCAGAACAATCTCAGTCAAAATCCGCCTCCCACATTGTCGATTATCACCGACGGCACCGCGCTCGTGCCAGCATACATGATCAGCTTGGCCGTCCCGGCCGTGGTCCCCGCTACCACCTGAAGGAACGAGTTACCAGCGCCCGGAGCAACACCCACTGGCGTTGTCTTGGGCAGGTTCAACGTCGTGCCAGGCGTCTCCTTGAGGAGCGCAACGAGCAGGTTGCGGCCATTCGTGGTCAGGATACCATTGCCGTCCACAAACGGAGCGTTGCCGGCCGGGATGTTTGCGCTACTCGTTGCCATCAGCCTGCCAAACCAGTTCTGCCCCGCGTTGACGGGCTGCGGTTTCTAGGGTCGCCTTATCCGCGACCTCAATCGCGGGGCGCTTGCCATCGTGCATCCGGGGCTCCCGGAACGCTGAGAGGTAGAACTTGCCGTCCTTCTCCCATCCGTAGAGCATGCGGGTCATGAATCAGCCTCCTCCGCGTCCAGATAGGCCCCGAGCAGCGCAGTCTTCATGTTCGCGGACCAAAATAACTCATACACCCGATCGCGCGTCATGCCCAACTGGTTAAACTGCGGCGTCGTCAGATATTGACCCACATTTCCCATAGGTGCCTGCATCGGTTCCGACCATGTGTGCCCCGCGTCGTCGCTGTACCTCATATTGAGCATTGGCGTCGGCTGCGTCGGGTCCAAAATAGTCCCGCATTCCATATTCACCGTCAAGTTCCAGTGCGAAATTCGGTCCAAGCTCTTAAGAACATGAGGAAATCCACGACGGAACACGATCGGGTTGCCGTTGTCCGTGAAATTGGTCGGATCGATCAGATACAGGTTGCCGGTCTGCCAATCCAGCCCAACGGTGGACCCATAGGCCTGTTGATAAAACAGCACATTGTCGCGGTGCTGGATACCATTAGCATCGGTGAATGTAGATTTGAACCACTGTTTCGTCGCAAGGTCGTAAGCCCAGGTGGTATCGCCAGATGGGAATGTCCACACCACGAACGTATGCCCCTCGATCTGGTAGACCGAAGCCACCGCGTCTGCGATCGTCGAATATCCCTGAATTTCACTCTCGATCGCATGCGTCGAGATGCGCTTGGCCTGATATCCCTCTGATTTGACAATGATTCCCTTCCCTTGCGTGTTCCGACTGACCCAAAACAGAGAGTCGTCGGCAAACGTGGTGCAATATTTCCCTGCCACGCCATAATTTACGTACACGGAAGGGATCGCCTCAAACGGGAAATCCAGCGCGCCGGACAGATACCACGGTTCCGTTGCCGCCACGGCACCCATGAGCCAGACCTCGCGCTGCCGGATGCCGATAAACTCGATGTTGTCCGGATAGCTCGACTTCGCCGCGATATCCAGGGCATCGAACGTAACCGCATCAGGCTCGCTGATGATAAATGACTGGGTGTTCGGCACCGTGTTGAAGATGAAGAACGTTTGCAGGTATGAGACGCAATCAGCCCCGGTAAACAGCCCCGTCCCGTCCACGATCGGAGCAAACGCCAGCGTCGTCATATTGATCTGATAGCCGGTGGTCGTTCCGTCCACCAGGACGATAGCATTTCCCGCCGTCTGCCCATTGTCTGCCATCGAAGTGGGATTGGTGCCGGCCGCAATATTCCCGATCGAAGTGAAGCGCCATGTATTGTCTATTGCGTAGACCGTATTGTTTATCACAGCGAATAGCTGACCAGAGGACGCCGTAAAGAGACAACGAGCCGCGCCTGCGCCGCCAGCACCGGACAGGACCGGAGATCCTACAAGGGTCTGGCCAGGTCGGGGAATGAGGAATGCCGGGACGGCAGGATGCGTCTCTGGCGGATTGATCTCAAGGTATAGGTTCTGGCACTCTTGCGCATTCGCGTTGACAGACTTAGCCGTATAGGCTCCCGACGCAATATCGAGAGGAACTCCGTCAGCCATGGCTTAGGCGCCCCGTTTAGCCGGTGAGTGCTGCCCATAATCCGGCAACCGGGCAGAAGAAACAGACCCGCGCGCCGCCGGCGAGGGCATAGGCCGTCGAACCCGCAGTGCCGTTTATCGTGTCGATTACGGCCGGATTGGTCGCCTTGTTAACCGCTACTTGTCCGAAGATATTGCATGAATTCGCTGTGGAATTGAAAACAAACTTCAAGATTCCGGGAATGGCGAATGGAAGCCCCACGCTGTCACCGACAGATGCCACGGTCCCGATATTGACCAACATGCCGGATTGAGCAATTTGCGTAGCGAGCGCCTGACCGCCGCCGGCATGAGCCGCCACGGTCAGGTACCCCATGTTCACGCCATCGGCGATGCCGTTCACGTAATCGGAATCCAGCATCGCGAAGCTGACGCCAGAGATCTTCGTACCCTTGATGGCCGTCATTTCAGTCTCCAACTTTCTTTCTGCGCATAATCGGTATCAGCCAGTCTTTCTCCGGCCAGTGCTTCACACGATACCACATCGCATGGCTTGTTATCCCAATTTTTTCAGCAGCTTCTATCCAATGTAATTTGCCCCACGGGGTATCGATTATCAAGCTTTTCCTTGTATTGCGCATTTGCTGGGATTGTGTCGCCCAATAACAATTACTTGGCTCGTAGTTGCCGTTTACATCTCGCCGCTCGATTGAAAGTCCATCGACCCATGAAGACCCCATATCCTCGAGGAATGCATCGAAACTGCCGAACCACCGGTCGCAAACCTTGATACCTCGGCCGCCGTAATGCTTAAAATCCGAGTTGTTTGGATTGGTGCACCTCATTCGCAAAGCGGACCAGCTTCTATAGATCCCGGTTCCAGATTTCCTGTGCCTACCCCTAGTTGCACTCGCTCTCTCTTTCTGAAGACATCCGCATGAAAGAGATCGTCCTGATCTGAGGTTGCCGCCCTGCACGGTCTTATAATTTCCGCAGTCACACAAACAAATCCAAAGAGAGTGCTTCCGCACATTGTGCGAGTACTTTGTAACTATCAAACGTGCGAACTTGCGACCCACCAAATCTTCCATTGTCGGTTCTCCATTAAATGGAGGTCGACACTAAAACATTATACTATCATAAGTCAATTTCCGTCGGAATAAATATTGTAGTTACCGTTCGACGTTCCGGGCACCCCAACGGGCATCACCAGTTCCGGCGTCTGCAGGTTCGAGTCCTTTACGATGCTCAATGCCGACTTCGCCTGAATGTTCAACTCCGGGTCAGGCTTCAAACCTTTACCATAGTTCTGTCGAATGCGCCGCGCCAAATTCGTCTTGATGCACTCCAGATACTGGTCTGGAATAGAGGCCGCCAGCGTCGCCGCGGTGAATACCGGAAGCACGTCCTTCATATCGATGAAAATCTGGTAGATCGACGCGGATGGCCATGGATAGATATAGAGGTTGCCGGTCGGCCAAGCCGTGTCGAGAAACACGCCTCGCGGGTAGCTGACGAAGTTCTGCTTCAACGTCGCCAGATCGTATTGCTCCCTGGATTGCCATACGGTCAGCGGCGTGTCGACGGGAAGGCCACCTTGCACCAATTGGCGTACAAAAGCGTACTCGATCCGATCCGGACGCCGCGCGACATTGTATTGGCCGCCGGGGCCGACCGTGTACGGCGTTGTCTGCCCAAGTGACGTGAAGCCAAGACTCAGCAGGTGCCAGATCATCCAGCGCTGGGTATTCCACTGGCTCAGCATGCCGTTCATGCGGCGGAAGCCCAGCGCCTGGTCGAAATTATTGACCTGCTGACCCTGCCCTATGATCCCTGCCATCAGGTATGCATCGGTGAGGATAGACAGGCCTGTTTCGGCAGGCGCCGCCATCAGCCCTCAGCCGCAGCCTTTTGCGCAGCTGCAGCCTCCCGGCCAGCCCTGGTCCGCATGTCGAGTTTGTCCGGATCGTCCGCGCGCCGTTTGGCCGCAAGCTGCAACTTCGCCGTCTCGAGCTGGGCAAGAGCTTCGGCCAACGCAGCATCCTTCTCATCGATTTCAGCCTTTGCTCCCTTCAGCCGGTCCGTAACGGCCTGCAATGCCTGATTCGAGGCCTCCAGCTTATCGGTGGCAGGGGCGCGGCCAGCCTCGATCTCGGCGATTTCCGAGGCTTCCTCAGGATGATCGGCCAGCCATTCGGCCTCGTCGCGCGCCGTCGCGAATACGATCGGCTGCTTGAACGTGTCAAAGATAGGAACCGGGGCCTTCCCCGTCAGCTTGCCTGCCTTATCCCGCGCCGGAACCAACGGCATCTTCGGATACTCCGAGAACGGCCGCATGGCCTGCGCCTTCGTGGCGTCCTTCCATTTCTTGAAATAGGCGATGTTCTCGCGAATATCGGTCGGGATTTCGAGTTGCATCAGCCTGGTTCCTTCTCCATCGCGGCCATTCTGGCGCGCCCATCCTTGGCCGCCTGGTCAGCGGCTGCTATCGCGGCCTGCTCGGCTTTGATCTGCTCAGCGCGGTTCTGCACCGGGTCCGGCTTCCATCCGCCCATGGCCGATGCTTGCTGCCCCCCCTGAGTATTAACCTGACCAGCGGCGGCGGCTTGACCAGCATGCAGATTGTCGTGGATCTCAGTTTCTGCCAACCTTCGGTCAGTCTCGGCGCGATCCCGGCCCTCGGAAAACTCCCTGTTGCGCGTGGCCGCAAGATCCTCCGGATCACCATCGTGGATATCCGGCGCCGCCTTGTCAAACTCGGATCGGTCGTAAACCACAGGCTTCATGCCGGCCACGAAAACGCCAGACTGCGGATCGACATGCCCGTGCTCCGGGTTGGGAAGACCCTTGTCGTCGTGCGGCGCCGGCCGGGCCATGAATTCGGCCTCGTGATCCTCATCATTGACCACAGCCCGTTCGCCGCGCTCGTTCTGCACCCACTTCGGGTAATCCGAGTACGAATGCCCCTCGATGTCGTGCTTGGTGAGCAGGCGCATGACCTTCGCCGTGTTCTCGATGGTCTTTTCCTTGCCCATCTCGCTCAACACGTCGCCGGCGAACCGCACCTGATGGTGAAAGCGCGGGTCAACGTGCTCGTTATCGAATTCGTCGCGAATGACGTCCGCGGCTTCCTTCGGTCCGATCTTATCCATATTGGCCTCCTAAGCCGTAGATATTTCAGCTCGTCAGGACGATGCCGGGAATTTTCGTGATCCACTGAGGCCGGATCGCGAGCGAGCCCCAGAGCATGTCCAGCCTCCGGCCGGATTGGTCCGACCCGATGATGTACTGCTGGACATACCGCATTGAGACGTTGTCGTAAACGTGCCGCGCGGTCTTCACATCGTTCGGCATCGGCAAATCTCCGGTAGCCATCGTGATCGCTTCCGGGGCATACCGCAGGTTATTGACGTAAGTGATGTTCGGGTTGAGAACCAACGATATGGCCGCGCTGTTCGCCGGGCTGTTCACCACGGTCTGATACTGGACAAACGAACCGCCAGCCGATGGGATGATCGCCGGGAAGATGTTCAGCGTGGTCGCGCCGCTGAGAGCACCTACGGTGATGACGAACTGCCGCAGCTTGCCGGTGGGTCGTTTCTGTACGTAGTTGACACCATTCGTGCCTGCGATCGTGATAATGTCGCCGACGTTGAGCGTTCCCGTTATCGCGTTGGTGGTCAAGACCGTACCGGTCTGGCCAGCACCGTTCACCGTACCGGCCGTGAAGCTGCCCGTCGTATGGCTGATGATGGACTGATCTTCCGCCCACATGGATCCAAGCGCGTCATACATGGTGCCTTCCATGTACTGCCGGGAAATTGCCTCTTTCGGATTGAGCAAACCAACCAACCCCGACACGGCGTCAGCCATGCTGTCCGGCGACATGATCGTGTCGTGCTTAACCTGGGGCGCCGAGTTGTTGTAGAGTGCCGCCCTCGCCCGCAAAAAGGTCTGCTGCGTCGGGGTGATCACGTTGTTGTTTGCGTCGACGTTGGCGGTAAGATTGCATCCTGCCTCGCCAACCGCTGTCATAAGCGCGGCCCCGATCTCGCCGGCCAGGTTGTTCATGGCTGGCAACAGAATGCGATCCCCGAAATCGTCCAAGGAAAGCAGCAAATCCGCCGAGGTGAACGCGATGTCCACATGGTTCTGCGTCGCCATGGTCAGCAGTATCTGAGTTTCCGCGGTGTCCTGCGGCTGGTAGGCCGGACCGGTCGAAACGACATAATCGTTCGGCAGGCGGACCCTGAGAACGGAGCCGATCTTCTCGCCCTCGTTCGCGTACTGATTATCGTATTGCCGGTTGATGCGCTTGAGAAGCCAATTGGTGTTGGTGAAGATCATCACGGCTTTTTTTGTGATCATCGAAACTGTTAACAAATTATTCCCGGCCATGGAAATAGGTTCCCTCGTGCAGGGGTGAAAATGCTGGCCAGGGGCCAAGCGGGTTTTCAGGCTGCCACGAGCCTATGATTAGGTGGCCGCACGAGGTAAGAACTGGCCTCGACCAGAAACGAGATACGATGCGTCTCGACGCAAGATTTAGTCTCCAAAACCAAATCCGAGGCTATCTATAGCCAATTTCAGGTAATTTGCAAGCCTGCCTTCAAAAGCTCCCAATGAGCGGGATGCAAAGAGCCCTTACTTTTGTTGCAAGGGTCGCATAGGATTTGAATATTCTCTATTTTGTTCAATCCCTTAAGACGCATTGGCATAACGTGATCTATATTCCAATTCGATTGCAAATCTTCGGTGCATCCTGCGCATTTGTTGTCCTGTTTTGCCAACATGGCGGTTATTTCTTGGAGAGTTATCTTCCCCTCAATCCCAAGTTTTTTCGCTCGCCTATTGGTCGTGTCAATGCGAGCATTTATCGGATGCTTTATGCGGTGCTTCGCTTGATCTCGGCGTGCATACTCGCGAACCCGATCTATGTTCTTGCTTTTCCACTTTATCAACGATGCGTTCTTTTTGGCCCTAAACGCATCGCCCTTCGGCCCTCGCCTCGCCCGCTTCGCGTAATCCTTGGTACTTTCGGAGTGGCATTCATAGC